GTCAGAGATAAACTTGCACTTGTTCCGTGGAACGCCGAAGCGCATATCGGGACAAGCACGAGCAAGAACGATGATCGTGGCTGGGGCTGCGCCACCGACCGCTTGTAGCTGGTTAGCAACTCGAAAGTAAAGAGCACCATTGGAATTGGTGTAATCTGCTGTCGAGAAAGCGGAGGAGGTGAACAGTCCTGTGTTCTGAAGAGCGATAAGGGGGCTATTGTAGCCCACTTTTAGAGTGACTGAGTTATCACTCGCGGCATCCAAAATGACGTTATGCAAAATATTCGTCGGATCAGTCGCCGTCGCGGTTTGGTACGCATCAAAGTCCCAGATCACTTGAAGCATGCCCCTATGGTAGGAAGAGGCTGCCACAACGATCTTGTACTCCATTCCTCCGCGCCAGTATTTAAATGGCATGCCTACATACCCAGCTGTTGTGGGATAGTAAGCACCCAAAGTGTTGGCGCAGTGGAAGGGTGAAACTGGTATGGTACGAATGTTGTTTCCCGCCAATGTGGCGGTACTCCAAGTGAATGTGTCGACAATGGTCCAGCGTGCAAACAAAGATGCAAAACTGGCCTCATCCTCAGCCGTTCCACCACCGACCGTGGCGTCAATAGTTGTCGCGTTCGTGTTGTACAACGCAGCAATTTCTGACGTGTCAAAGCCGTCGACTGTTGATAAGTTGGTCGACGGCCGCTGCATAATAGCAAGGGGCTCCTGGGGTTTGGCTTCTTTCGTGAAGCCCATCCAGTCAGCTATCCCTGCAAATGCTGCAGCGCCCGCTGCCACAGGTCCCGCTAAGGGGGCCAGCATTGGGATCATAGTGCCGATCGTAGCAGCTGCTTTAGCCACCGAACCAGCCGTCTTTGACGCAATCTTCGACTTGCGCGCATCATCCACCATGCCTTTTGCTTTAGCAAACTTCTCTTGCAGTCCCTTGACATGAAGGACAGGAAGCGAAATCTCATAATCTTCACAAAAGCGTGCATAGATGTTGAACGTGCCAGAGATCGTGTCAGTGTTCATTGAGTTTTGAATAGGAGAGACTGCCCACAGGCAGAGCCGCCAAGAATCACCCAAACTAACAGCCGAATTCGTGAGGAAAAGGGTGTCAATCGGGTAGACAAAAGGCAACTGCAGCTTAACGCTGTTACTCTTAGTAACATCAATGAATCCATGGACATCTTGTGTAGCTGTGTACATTGTGTCCGCGGCACCCCCCCCGGTCTCGTAAAATGTGCCAGAGGGGAAAGACTGTTGTCCTTCACAAAGACCTTGCAGCAGGTAACTGCCATAGGCATTGGAAGGGACGGTAACAGTCATCACAATCTCAACGGTTCCTCTAATTGCGCCCACATTAGTCAGCTTGTTGGCAATATAGGTATTGCTCAAGAGCGTCAACGTTGGGTTAAAGGTTCCTAGGAGATTAGTGAGGGCGGTGTCACTTGATTGAATGACTCCGCTTGCGATTTTGGTAAACCTACACAAAGCTTGCGTCAGGTCTTGTCTTTGGGGACCGGGGGCAGTCTCGATACGTTCGGTCGTCATACTCCCGTCCTCGACAACTTCGCGAGTTGTCATGATCTCGGTAACTTCTGAAGCACCGAGGTTTGGCTCCACATGGGGAGTCGGGTCGCTCTGAATGGCTGACATTTTGGCTAAAAGCCGGTCTGCACCTTCAACAACTCACCCCGATCGGACACCATCCAACCGGGGTAGTCATCCCCCCTAAATCTCTCCTCCAACTCATGGTAAGAGAAAAAATGCAAGAGGGGGCTTGCGGCTAAGTCTAGATCGTGAACACACAAATCCAGGAGTTGCCGCCACTCTTCAAATACAGCGGGGCCGTGAAAGTAAAGCTCGCGCAGAGCATTCGACACTAACACAGCACAGTGGTCCCGCTGTCCAAGTTCGCTATCCTTGAGAAAAACGAGCATCTTAACTATGCTCTTCAACTCAATTCTAGCGATCCACCGCTTTCCTGATCTTTCAAATGACCGCTTCAAAAATGAACACTCGAACAAGGTTTTCAGTTGTATATTCTTACTAGTCTTGTCGGCTGCCGTGTATACGCAGCCTGCTTCGAGCATCCGTCTTGTCAGCACGTCATAATTAAACCAGGGCGCTCTCACGTGAACACTAAAAATGTTATCGTCACCGAGAGTCATGAGCTTCACTCTAGCTCTGAAAGGGGGGGGTAAAATACCCAAGGCATCCGCCTCACGGTAGTAGCAAAACCGAAAAAGTAATGAATTGCCAACACCGTTGGAAAGAATAGTTATATTCGAACCAGAGGGGTTGCCAAAGCAAACCAAAAAGATGTCGTTCTTAATGAATCGCATGGTAAAAATTGTCCCTAAACAGAGCAGGTAGGCTCGTTGTCGATCACGAGGGCTGTAACGTGTATAAGACAGGAACTTCCTCCACACTTGTGCTTCAAACTGACGCACTATGGAGGCAAGCTTCGTGTCAAACCCCTCGAAATCTCCATCTCCAAAGGCCTTGAGTTGACGTAGAAACTGATCGTCTCGATACGCTCGCTCATAGAGTGAACACAAGTACTCAACAAGTGCGTCACAATCCCAGGAGTTGATGTCCATCCCGACAAAGGCCTCAAAAAACCGCCAGTGCTGCTGCATAAAACGCGCTAAAGGAGCAAAATACTGCTTCAGCAAAACGTTGAACGCGGCAGACATCGTGTTGAAAACACGCGTCTTGCACTTAGCGGCCTTCTCGACCGAAATCGGCTCATCTTTCAGTGAGTGTGCACAAGTCGGCACGTAAACGCGTCCACTGTCCAACACCGCTAGGATGTGGTCAATGTGCATTTGAACGTCGTCGCGCACAAACACCTCATGAGCCTCGTGGTCCATCTCAACAAACAATTTTTTACGTTGAAAGTAGGGAGGACCCATGGACGTCTTGAGGTTGACAGCGTTAATTTGACCTGGAACTCCAATCCAGGCTTCACCCACGCTGAGAGGTGAAATTTCTGAGATGCCAGGTAAAGTTGACATCCCGTCGGTGTAATCATCAAGGGCTTGGCGCCAAAAAGTCTCCCTGGACCACGTATCACGAAAAGCTCGTAAATTCATGGTCCATGGGTCGACCCATGCGCCGTCGATCATCTTCCCCCTCATTGTCGGTACGGTATAGTACGGAAACACCCCACAATGCTCAAGCTCTTTTTGAGAGAGCCGTCCTCGCATTGGGGATTCTACGCACTTAGACCGCATCGTTGATAAAGGGAAT